GTCAGCGGCATCTCGTAGTATCTCCAAACCTACTTCTGGCAGGTCGAGTTCATTACGAATTTTATTAACATTCCGATAGGCTTTTTTGAACGCCCCTGTTTCGAAATCTATGTCGTCTAGCTTAATACGGGCAACTTCGCCCGGACGTAAAGGGACCAGTGCATTGAAAGCAACTGCAGACCGTACCATAGGGTCTTTGATGGATGCCACACCCTCTGTCAAGGCTTTTAGGGATTGCTTTGCTTCGGGAACCCCTTTGAATGCTTTTGTACGTCTAGCTTGTCGTGCTTTTTCAAGAAACTCGCCATTGACTTTTATTTTTCTAGCCTGACCACCTTGTCCAAAAACATTTGCAAAGGGAGCAACCTTGCCCTCTTCAGTATACGAACCTATTAAGAGTTCCTGTGTAGCTAGTAGTTCTGTAAAGTGTGCTTCCGAACCCACATCATTTAGCTTTATAAGAAACTCTTTGTTGGCAAGGCTTGTCCACGGGTCACTCAACTTAACGCCAGCAGCTTCAATAGCTTTTCTCATCCTTGCTGAAGCCTTGCCTCTTAAATTTAGAGCTTCACCTACTGTTATATTTTTATTTACTTCTGCCATTCCTAGTATCCGAACGTAGCATCATAGGGCTGAAAGGCTTGGTCTTTGATGCCCTGCAGTTGTTTGTGTATTGAGGTGTACCCGCTGGTTCTCGTCATAACCATATATCGCAACGCATCGTAGGCATGGTCCTCTGCTCGTGTGTCAACATCTTCACTGTTAGTTTTGGAGAGGGGTATGCCCGATAGCTGTGCAATGATATGCTTACAACTAGAAAAGATTCGCATGCGGGGTTCATTAGAGTGGGGGTCGTCAGCAAGCCGCCTATGTAATTCCATTTTTCCTTGGAGGCGATTGCGGTCGGATGGAGTCCACCTAACCCCGGCCCTCATCATAGTCTCTGCGATAGAAGGGCCGAATCCTGTTCTGTTCCAGCATGAAGAGTCTAGGACCGTATAATGAGGTAACGGGTCTAACTCCTCACATTCTAATATTTTATCAGCTAATTGTTCTGCTGTCAAGTGTTTTACGTATAATTCACGATAAACCCAAATATTATTATCCCAATCAATAGCACCCCATAGAACACACGACGGCGAGGAGTAGCCGTAGTCGGCGGCACGTATGCGAGGCCAGTTCGTGGGAAGCTCAAAATGTTCGACCACATGGCGTGTCCTCGAAAACTCTGGGAAGGCCGCTCCCTCTGCCACATCCCAATCCCCTTCTAGGAGTCGTCTACGCTCGACATCCGGGAGTGACCGAAGCATGGCCTCATACTGACCATCTGCCATCAGGAAGGGGTTGTCAGTCAACCTCGCTGGAATAAACTTGCGGTAGAATAGGGGTTGACCTGCTTTTGGATGATTGTCAGGCCACACAAATGTACGACCTGTTTCTAAGTCTTTAGCTCCGAACGCTCTATTGGGTTCGTTAGCATCAATGTACATCTTCTTCACCCACCAGCCACCAACACCGCCGGGGTTGGCTGTGCAGCGCATGGTAAGACTTTGCTGTAGTTCGCTGTCCGTCGAACGAAGACGGGAGCGAAGATAGTCCCAGACGTAGCTGCTGGGATACTGTGTTATTTCATCTATACCAATCCAGTTGAACGCCTGTCCCTGAAAACGGGTTACATCTTTATCTCTGTCGAGATAGGTGAACCACATGGTTGCACCGGATGGAAAGACCCACGTTGATTTGGACTCTCTGAAGTGTGCGCCGGGAAATGCCTTGGGGTATAGCTGCTTCGACTTGTCGATGAGTTCCGTTAGTTCGTCGAGCGTTCGCCGGAGAAGAAGGCCACGATGATTAGGGTTATGGCAATAACGTAGGGGGTCAGCAAGTAGAGCAAATGACTTGCCACCACCAGCGGCCCCGCCATAAAGTACATCCTGTTCGGAAGCTGACAAAAAGTCTTCTTGAGGTCCTTCATTAGGTTTGAAAATGACAGGGGTATCATCTATTAAATCCGTAACTGCTGCTGGTAATACGTCGAGGTCTGCAGTATCTACCACACGGGTCTTGTTGCCGTTCAAGGCATTCTCTATGTTCTTGGCTGCGCTGGTCAGGTCACGAACCTTCTTGCGGTTTCGGGCTGTCTTCGAGTCCTGCTTGGCCTGCTTCTTCTTGGCGTTCTTCAGCTTCATCTGTACAGAACGCCGCGCACGTTCCCGGTCACTAATCTTGTGCGTGGTCTTGGGTTCGCCGGGTCTTTTCTTAGGTCTGCCGACCTTGCCTAGGTCTTCTGGGTTCGGGGGAACTAGGACTCTTTTGCGTGGGGGCATTAATCTTTTTCTGCACTACTTGCGGCTTTTCTCCCGCGAACGGCAAACTTCATTCCATCAATAGTTTCATACTTCTGTTTTTTCTTTTTGTCTAGCAAGCCTGCTTTACCTGCTACATAACCAACTAATGCTGCTACAGGAGAACTTACAACATCTTTTGGCCCCCCAAATAGAACTTCTTTATAGGTACGGTCCCCAAGCTTGCCAGTTTTGTCATACTTACTAAGCTTTATTAATTCACGAGCTTTCTTTTTTGACATATCTCTAATCCTTGTTTCCTTGTGCCTTGCGACCACGACACGGTTTCATTTTCTGCACGCCGCCCTTGGGAGTGCCATAGCGATAGCCGCGAACCTCGCCGCCCATTGCTTTACCATAACGTTCACTGACAGGTTTGCTTTGCAGTACCTTGTACCGCTCATACTCTTTATCAGTTAAGTTGCTAATATTCTCCATTGCAATCCTCAAGATTTCTCTATCACTCCGCATCTATCACGACCTCTTTCTTGGGTGGCAACAGGACAACCCCGTGGATTGCCTGTACGTTGTGGTTCATTGTTTCCTGTTTTGCGATACCAACGCGGTTCAGGATGGATTCTGCTGCCTTCATGCGAAGGTCATCACCACGTTCTATGTCAGGGGCCGTTACGAGGCTTGCTAACTTGTTCGCGGCTGACAGGGAATGCCCTGCTAGCATGGTTTTGGTACGTTCTATAATTTCATCGGCTAGGCGTTCCTTGAGCCAGCCTATGGATTTAGGTGAATAGCCCACAATTTCGGCAGCAACGGACATATTGCCGTTGTTTTCGAACAGGACATCCAAGAACTGCTCCTGTTTCTCTGTCAGGGCAGCTTTTTTAGTAGTCTGGGGTAATAAATTCATGGGGATTTAGGTTTGTAAGCCTTTTGGAGTAGAACACTTCCACTTTATATTCAATTCGAACAGGTTTGCACGGGTAGCGAACTCTGCCATCTCGTCCACTCGTAGTCTACAAGCAGCTTCAGTAGTATATGGGCCTTCTGTGTCGTCTAACTCAACACATTCTTCAGGTGCTATAGCTAAACAAACAAGTAATGCAGCTTCGAACATGGTGTTCTCCCGCGAACCGTTGTCATATTCTTGTATTATGAGGGTTTTTGAGAGTGTTGTCAACCTGTTTTCAGCATGGTTTATAGAAAAACACCAAAATTGTAAAAAAAATCTTGACAAATCGATAAATTGACGCTACCATAGGTCCAAGACCTGCCGGGGTAAACCCCCTGTCTACCTACAGGTCCCCCTAATGGTTCGCAAAATGGTCCCCGCTGGTCTTCCGGTGGGGCTTTTTTTGTCTCCACCCTAGTGGTTCGCAAAATACCCTGTATGGATAACCTTAAAAATAGAAAAAATATGTCGGGATTGCATAGCAATTGGCAGGGGGGTGGGGTGGCCCTCGCGCCCGTGCGCCCAAGCCAAATATTTTTTTATTTACCTGTAACAGCCAGAGACATTGCCATAATCTAGGCACCCATCCCCCGAACACACACTAAACCCTGCGAACATATGCGCACCCACACGCGCACGGGTGATGCTATTTGTCATGTTGTTAACTTTTTTGGTTGGCTTTTGGTGGTAAAAATGCGCAGCAATCCCCCCTAATCCACAACCCAAAACCACAAGGGATTACTGCCAGTTAGTCCGGATAAATACATGCCGGACAAAAAAAGACCCCCACCGAATAGGTAGGGGTAAGTCTAGGGAGGAAATGGTAAGGTGTTATTCGCTGCTATCTGGCTTGTAGGTAAGCTGCAGCCGCGCCACCGTTCGAGGGCTGTCGGTCGCGAATGTGTAGTGGTCGAAGCCGCACATACGCAAAAAGTCTTTTAAACCTTTGAGCTGGAGTTCAAGGGCTTCAACCTGCCCAAGTATAACCGCCTGCTCTTGGGTAGTCATTACAACAAGCTTCTTTGCCTCGTCAGCATTGAAAGTTTCATCGTTAATGTTAAGGGTTGATTTAATCATTGGTTCGGTTCCTTCTTACAAGTTAATGGGGACAAGCTGCCCCGTCCCCATCATTGTTATACTAAGCTTTCGAGTTATGCAACAAGTTTATAAGCTGATTTGGCACCCTTACGAAAAACGGTTTCTATTTTGTAACCTTTTTCTCGCAAGGTCTTTATGCCCGTATAAACTGACCCAACAGTCATTCCAGTTTCACGAATAAGCGTGTCTTTGTTCACGGCATATGTGCGACTGTGTAGGCAACGGTAAAGCTTACCAAGCTTACTGCCGGAATGAAAACCGCGCCGCTGCCGGACAGATTTCGCCGCATGGCGTGTTTCTTCCCCATTCTTATCCGCGAACAGTTCTTTGGATAATTGGGTTAAAACCTTTTGCCGCTCGTCCTGCCGATAGTATTCTTCAACACGGTCAGCTAAATAACGGAATTCTTCAATTAGATGGTTTGGAAGTGTACTCATTGGTTTATTTCTTTCTGGGCAATGCCCGTTGGTTTACACAATAAAGACCGCACATATTATTGTTATAATCAAAGCGACGGTCAGGCTTCGATAAATTACATATAAAGCTTCCATTCGGTTCCCTTCATATCACAAAGAAGATTATATAAATGAGCAACGTTTCGAGCATCATGCCGCTGCCCGTTGTTCTGCCCAAGTCCAACAAGGGCTTTCAAGAACAGTCCGCACCATGTCGTTACGGGTTCGCTGGACATTGGCAACGTTCTGGCTTGTTCGTCCGGATTGGTAGTCTTTTCCCGTTTTTGGGTCTGTCCACTCTTCGTTGGTATGGGTTGCCCAATGGGTCAAAGCATTATATGCCGCCCACATAGTCTGCCCCAATTCCTGCTTTTCCTTATCGAACAAGTAAAGCAAGTTGTTCATCAGGCGTTCATTAACTGGCTTTCCCTGCCCTGCCTCAACTGCTCGACTGGATTTGTAACAGATGGATTTAGCCAACAATTCGGCAAAGGCTTCATCAGTAAACTTGGCACCTGCCCACAAGTTCATCTTGTCGCGCTGCCCCGTCCACATTTCAAGGGAACCGCCGGCCTTACTAATAAGGGCATCGGGGGACAAGTTCTTCGTATGCTTTGCCTTTTGGTGATATGCCTTTTCACCACCAAACACTAGCGTATTACGGCACAAGTCACGATAGGCACCGGAGAACACTTGAAAAGACCATGACATGTCCACCGAATTGAAAACATCCATGCGGCAATTCACACGGTCGGTTGAATCCCCAACTGTGGTTTGTAGGTCATTAAAGTGGATTGTTCGATGCGCTCGCAGCCCGTCGTTATACACCCTGTCAATTACCTTTACATTCGACAAGGGTAAGTCGGTCTCTTGCAGCAATTCAGCCTGCCGCCGGAATAGTTTATCATGCGGAACCAAATTGTAAGTTCTGCCTATTGGCCTAGTGTTCAGGATTGCACCGGATGCGGTATTTTGTAGGGCTGAATATTCTGGCATAGGTACTGGTTCGCACACCTCATATGGGTGTGTATCACGTGTTATTATTGCCTCGATTGGCACCCTCTGGACAGAGCCGCGACGGGTAAACAATTCGATGTTTGAAGGGTCGTTATGTTCAATAACGTTTAGGTCTGTGTTTACTTCTATTAAGTCGAACATATCAATGTTCCTTTCGTTTTGGTTAACGGGACAACCCCGTTGGACTGTTATTGCACCTGCTGCCAGATGCGTCAAGGTAATTCATTTTTTACCTTATTACATACTAACACATGATTCGCGATAGTTGACGTTGTGGGACAAAAAAAATGGATGCCGCCCCGCGACTCGCGACACCCGTTGCTAATACCGCACCCAGTCCCCCCCGAACCAATAAGGACACTGCAAGTAACATACTAGCCCCAATAAAAAAGTTTAACGTGGGCATTTTGTCATGTTATCCCATAACGGTCACGCCATACTCGCCACGTTATTGCCTGCAATTGGTAAGGCATTATCCCGGCATCGTTCGCAGCTTCCTTGTAAGCTTCCTGTAATGCTTTATATTCGCGCTTCCCAATATTTGTTCGGTCGTCAGTTAATCCGATACGTTCATTATAAGCAATGTTTCGTGCGTGACCGTCTATAGTAACGTTGAACTCGCCCATAATGTCACAAAAGAACGACGTTATTTTTTGTCCCTTCAGCATAGCCTTTGCCCCATTGTAGGTTGGACGTTCTGCCAATATGCCCCAAGCCTTCTTTTTCATAGCGTGGTAAGTTGACACTTTTACGGAATCAATACCATCACCCCTGAGAAATGCACCGATTAAAGCATCGGCATTTTTAACGTTACGTTGCCATTTGTTATTTGGCGACAATGCAGAAATAACGGCCACCACGAGATAAACGCCTATCCCGTATTTATTGCCGATATCATACGCAGCATCGTAGGCTGCAGCATACCATGCCATACCGCCTTTTATCTGTACTGGGTCAGCATCTAAATAGCAGTGGGTTATATTGTTAACCATTTTTTTGTGAGTTAGTTTAGTTGGTCGTTTCATCAGTACACATCCCCCATATTAACGCCAATTGGGGCATCAGTTTCTATCCATACTTTAGCCCCGCACGATAGCGGTTTATCTGGGGAATAGATAACCCGTGACTGCCCGTATATTTCGACGCTATGTGCGTAAATATTGTCTTTACTAGTTTTGATTGTAATAACGGGTTTTGTTTCCCCGTTCTTTGCATTAGAACGGATTACATGCTGGTTTATATGTATTCGCTTTTTCATTGGTTCGGTTCCTTCGTTGGTTTAGGTTGGGTTTCTTTTAATGGTAGTTTTTGGCGCGGTCAAGTACTTTTAATTTATCGCGCAATCTTTCTAAATAGCATTTTAGACAATAAAAAAACTTGTCCATGACAACAACGTTA